GCTTCGGAAACGTATGTGCTGAGATTATTTCTCTTTACGATGTCCGCTAATAGGACACCGCCCGAATAATTCTGAAATGGAGCAGCCATTCAGATCACCTTTTAAGTTTTGCGATACCCTAGCCACGGACTAAGGAAGTTATTTCACAGAAATTAACTTATTTAGATTGAGCCTCTCTCTTCAGCACTGCTGCCAGATCGGGGTTCTCATTCTCCATTATAAGCTGATTAGTCAAATTGCCAGTACTCCAAGGATTTTCTGAACCACCTGATACATTTCCTACAGGACTTGGTTTTGCTCCCATTCCAGCAGCAGTACTTGGTTTGAAATGATGTTCATATCCACTACCAGGATTTTTAAGACTTGTAAGATATAAATTTAAATCTTGTTCTACTCCACCATTCAATACGACTACATTTCCTTCAGAATTTTTTTGTAATTTACCCTGCAATAACGAAAGCATTTGTTCTGCATTTATAGCACCTTGATTACTAATAGCAGATAAAGCCGAAGTTTTAGTAGATGCTACTTCATTAGAAGTTTTCATATCTTCTAATTGTTGAGCTAAAGTTGAAATTTTTTGTTCTTTTTCCTGATTTGTTTTATTAGCTTCTTCCCAAAGAGTTTTCCATTGTCCTTGGTCTTCTAACTCTTGTTTTCGTTGAGCTTCTTTTTTTTGGTAAACCTCGTCTAACTTAGATTTTGCACCTTTAAATTTTTCTTCACCTTCAATTATTTGTTTTTTTAAAGCTGATATTTGTTCTTCATACTGTATTTTTACAGAATCAAGATTAGGTGCTTGTGGTTGTGTTTGTGTTTGTGAAGGAGTTTCAGTCACAGACTGATCAGTAGGAGTCACAGACTCAGACTGAACTACTTTTTCTTCGATTGCCATAGTTTATTCAGATAATGCACTTGTAGATTTTTTCTTAGAAACAGGTTTTTTAGTTTCTTTTTTAGGTTTTGCTTCCACTGGAGTAGTTTTAATTGCAGGAATTTCTGCTAATTGCCACTTAAAAGTTCCATCAGGTTGTTCTACATAATCAAGGTGTTTAGACATAACTTATATGTATTTATATATCATTGTAACAAACTATTCGGGTTTGGCCTCATTAGAACTTGGTAATACTTCACCTTGTACCAAAATATCTCTAAATTCTTCTCTATCAATGACTTGTTGATCAAATAATGATGTTAATGCTGTAATATCTTGGCCTATTAGTCTTTCTATGTCAAAATCTCTGCTTATTTTTACTTCTGGTGGCTCGATTCCAACATATTGAGCAGACAGATTAAATGCTTTTTGTAGCTTTTGTTCTAACTCCATAGAAACCATTGCAAGCATGGAGTTTGTATCAACACGATCTAATCTTCTTGCATCGGCACTTTCAGCTACAAACTTTTGTTGTGATAACGTACTGATACCTAAAGTAGCCATTTGCATTTGCAATTCCTTAATTTCAGCAGATTGTGCATCAAAAGCACTAGAAGCTGGTTCGACATAGTAAACTTTATTACCAGGTTGAGTTGCCATCGCATAATTAACAGATATAGCTAAATCTTTGGTCTGATCATCATATCCCTCCATTACCAGCATTGGTTGCGATGCAACGTGCAAACTATGTATTAAATCAGCTTGTCTTTGAAAATGTGCAAGATTTAAATAAGCAATATCCAATAAAGGTGGTTTGCTTGTCATATTATCTACTTTGCCAGAATAAATAGTGACTAAAGGTATTTCACCTAAAGAAAACTGTCCTGATTCTGATAATTCAAAATCTTTTTCATTAGGTGTACCTGACATATTACCTGCATAAGCACCATCATTTTCTTCATACATATCTTCTACCGTTTCTTTTTTTCTAAAAACACGATATTTTCCAGGTTCTATTACTCTCATCTGGTCATATATCTTTTCACCAAAAGCACCATCGGGTAATACAGCTTTTTCTGCAATTCTTACCTGTACTAAATTTCCATAATTAGATTCTCGATCAAGCCTCCAACCATAAATATTTGTAGGNTCTACTTCAATCCAATAAGGTCTACGATTTTGCTGTCTTTCTTCTGCAAGTGTTAATGCACCAGAAGGTGCAGGATAATCAACAAGAATATGACTTTGACCATAAGTAAGAGAACACATTAATAATCTTCTTGCGTATTCATCTAAATCAGACTTNCAACCATCAACATCCATCTTAAACATNTCAGTCCAATAAGGATCTCCTATAAGTGTTATAGGTTTTCTTAATACAAGACCTGTAGCTGCTCTTATTAATCTTTGNGTAAAAGGNCTAAATACTGANCTATTAACTCTTGCAAGGTAAGCATCATAATCTTCTCTTGGTTCTAACGGTAAAAATGCTTCGCTATTTTCTCTTAAATATTCTGTACCCTCACTAACAGCTTTCATTATTTCCCAACCCTTTACCATGTCTAATACTGCACGATTTCGAGTAAAAGGACTATCAGTACTACCAATATATGTAGTAGCAGTAATGTTTGTTTTAAACATTCCTGGTAGTGCGTAAGTCATTAACTACATCTCCATCGTTTTAATGCTANTCCTTTTCTAGTTAATTTACCGCCTTTACTTGTTGGNCCTTTGACTCCTTTCATTCTGGCACAAAATGATTTTCGTCTAGCTGCCCTTTTTCCTGTCGGACTTTTTTCTGTTACAGGTGCTTTTAAGTTGCTTCCTGTGGCACGATTATATTTTGCTCTACCTTTGGCAGTAAGTCCTCCCTTCCGAGACTTTTCGCCTCGTCCAACAGACAAACTTACTCCCTTTTTTCTAGGCATCTTAAGCGTCTAAAGCACCAGTTATAGCACCACAAGTTTGGAATGAACAACTGACAGTAGTTAAATCTCCAACTGTTGTACCAAAAGATGCACTTGTGATAATTCCATCAAAAGTAAAGCCTTTAGTACCAGTGGTAGCTAAATATAATTTAAATTGTGCATTAGCTGATTCAGCTTCACCTGATGGAGCATCAAGAATATCATTAATTAATTCCTGCTCTTTAGTGCTTGAAGCACCTTGAGTGTATTGAAGTTCAATAGTTCCAGTTCCAGAAACTAATCCACCTGTGTAGTTACGAAAAGTGTCGCCATGATCTGTTGTTTCTAAAACATCTTTAGAAATATCTAAAGTCCATGATGTTGTACCTGCCACAGCAGTAGCACTAGATCCTGCTTTATCAAACAAAACAGAACCTTCTTCTCCACGAAAAAATGCCATTATTTTAAGAAAAAAGTATATATACGATTATATTACCGTGAAATTGCGTTTTTTACAGCTATTTCTTCTTTTTCTTAGCAGTTTTAGCAGCTTGCTTAAAAGCAGCAGAGGTTGGAGCTCCTTTACTACCTACTTTTCTCATCTTTTCGCCACTACCAGCTTTAATACGCTTCTTTTTTGCGTGGATATTCGCATAAAGCCCTTTTTTCTTACGCACAGCTACACCTCTTTTTTTTAGTTCCTTTCTTTTTCTTCTTTGGAGGTCTACCAACCTTAGAGCCGTAACTCCCTTTTCCCATCGGCATGATAAAAAAGTGTAACTTAGTATATTCTAAACGAAGTTTGGCCTAATGTCTCTGGTTTTGCAAGGTTAAATTGTTGGAGACAGAGGTAGCCGAAAGCGTCAAAAGCATGGTCTACACCCAGATTTTTATTAGGTAAACCTGTATTGGGAGCATATGTAAGTGTTCTAAGTGATTTTATTAACTCTTTACATCTTGGATGTATAAATGTTCTCTGATCTCCATTTGCATCTAACAAAGCAGTATTAACAGCAGTAATCTTATCTCTAATCTTCCAGGGAGCTTTTGGACTTAAAACAGTAAAACCATTACGTCTGAGGATTGTATGGTCAGTAACTCCAACTCCACTTGTTTTTCTTGCACTACCCGTAGGATCAGGACAAGCAATAACTCTTCGATCTACCCCATACCTTCTAACAACCTCTTCCGCAAAATCCCAAGTGGTAGCACCACCTGTCAGCATGATTTCATCAAACACATATAAGTTATTGTCATGCTTATAAGCACAAATTCCAGCCATCGGATCTACGTTAAAGTC